ATCTGATGGGAAACCTGTACTTTATAAACCTTTTAAATCTTCTAAAACACCTTCTGGAAAAAAGTTTTCAGTATATGTAAAATCAAATAATAGTAAAGGATATAAAATTATTCACTTTGGAGATTCTAATATGCAGGATTTTAGACAACATAAAGATGAAAAAAGAAGAGCATCATATCTTGCAAGAGCAAAAGGGATTAAAAATAAATCTGGACAACTTACATGGAAAGATAAAAATACTGCTAATTATTGGAGTGTTCATTATTTATGGAAAGGTTGAACAATTTCGTTTAAATTATTTAAAAAATAAAATATTATATAATATAAATAAAACATGGAATATACTGATGAACAGATACAAGTTGCATTAAATAGATATACTAAAAATAAAGAATATAAGAAAAATTATTATCGAAATAAATATCAGACAGATCCTGATTATGCAGAAAAAATGAAAAGTTATTCTAAATCATATTATATTAATAATAAAGATAAAAGAAAAGAACAATATGATAATAATGCTGAATTCTTAAAAGCAAGAAGAAAGTTTAATTATTATTCTAAACAAGATAATGTTGAAAAATATATAGAAAAATATCCTGATGAATATAATAAATTTTTTAATCAGGCAAAGTAACAAGTTAATAATCCATTTTCTAATTTTGCTGTTTTTACTAATTCTACCCATGCTCGATAAGTATGAGTTGCATTAGATACTGCACCATAAGATGTTTCTACTTCTATCCCTCTACTATTTACTCTTTCATTTTTATTTAATTTATAGACATTCCAGAAGAAATGACCTTTAATACCTGATGCAGATGATTGAGAATATCCCTGAAATTCTGTTGGAGTTATTGTACCTGCACCTTGTCTTGAGTATTCTTCACGAGTTACATATGGAATAGTACCTTCACCTCTAATTACTTGATTAAATTGTATTGCAGGAGAATCTACATCAATAGGATATAAATATGTATCATTATATCTTAAATTAGTTGTAAGATTAGTATTATTATTACCATTCATGTTAGGTGCTAATGCTCCATAAACATTAAGAATACTGCAATCAGGATTTACTTTATTATCGTTGAATAATCCACCTACTACTTTATTTACTATTCTCCCTGCACCTCCTACATTCATTATTTGTTTTACTTGTGCTTGTGCTTGAGTAAGTGAACGTTTATTTAATCTATAATCAACATAATTAAAATTCATTACTTTATTTGCATCTCTAAATCTATTCATTAAATCATGATCATAATACAAATAATCAGAAATTAGTTTTAATTCTGTAAGATCTACATTAAATGTTGTACCAGTTGATGCAGTTTCACTACCATTTAAACAACTTCTAAATTTAGTTGCAGGAGAAGTAAAATGTAATTCTATACTAATCTGTTCATCAAACATATAAAGAGGAAGTTGATTAAATCTTAAAAATGGAAATAAATCTGCAAGAGAAATCTGGAATAATGGAGTATTACCATGCATAATATATTCAGGTGCTTTTACATCGAAATCAGTAGCATCAAACCCATCATATCCTAATGTATCACTATATCTATGAGATTGTAATCCATATGCAGAAGCATTAGTATTTGATTGGTTGTTTAAATCACTCTTATATACGAAATCATGATTAATCAACCTTGAGGTTAAAAAGGTTTCTCTTTCTAAATTAATTTCATTATCTATAAACATAGATTTATATCCCATCCAGTAGTTCCAATCACTAAATTCAGATATAGTAGTAGTACCACATTTTAATGCACATTTAGATATTAGTGAGTGAATCCCAATATTTGCTGGAAATATACCATGAGATGCATTTGCATTTAATTGTAATCCTAATGTAATTTTACTAAAAGAATTCATAAATCCTTTTTTTTCTAATACGAATCTTGCAAATGATTGACTGGATACAACAGGTTCTAAAACATCCGTGTCAACCTCTATATTCATATCAGAGGGCATAGCACCAATCTTAATAAGATTAGGAATCATTCCACGTTCATCTTCTTGATTAATCTGATTCTCATCCATTATTTATATTATAATTAATATAAATATTAAAAATAAAAAATAATAAAAAATTTTAAATTATGAAATTACTTGAACCCCATTATTGTTGAAAACTAATGTTTGTTTATTCTTTACAAATAAAAATACAGAATTAGGAAAATTAGAACCTTCTGTTAAATCACAATCAATATTTACACCGAAATTTACATTACGGAAATCTACACCTTGACCACTAATATTATCATATGCAATACCTACACCGAACATTTGACCACCATTTACTAATTCTCCTGTCTGGGTTAATCCTTCTCTATCAAATGTTAATGGAGATAATTGAGTCCTTTTATTTTTCATGAAAGGCATAATAGAATCAGTAAATGTCCTATAAAGTTGAGGATCTTCTGCAACAACAATAAATTGATTTAGATCTACATCTTTAATATTAGTATCCAAGTTCCATTCTAGAGGGAATCTTGTACCATCTCTTGTAAAAATTATTTGATTGATTTCTGCAATATTTCCAGAAAGATTATTTAGTAATGGAAGTGTTTGTAATCCATCATATTTAAGATTGTTCAAATGTTCACTTGGGATAAAATTCATGAATGCACCTAATACTCTACCTAATCCAAGATTAAAATTAATAATAGCATTAGTACTCTGGATAGAAGTATAATATGAAGAAATAGCATTATATTCTAATGTACCAGAAGTTGCAGAAGTCATTCTAGATAATTCATCCATAGATGGTTGAATAAGTTCACAGATTAATTTTACATTATTTAATTCATAAAATGCATCTGCAAATGTATTAGAATCAGCAGGATCACAATATAATGCTTGAGAATCTGGACTTAACATAATATCAACCATTAATCCCCCAAGTCCAGAATTATTACTTAAATTAATAGGTTCAGAGTTGTTTAATAAACCTGATGGGAGATGGATACAGAAAGAAGATCCATCAGCATTCTGGTTAGTTACTAATCCAACCTGATTAACTACTGGATTAGGCATCATACATGAAGATTCATTTAAATGTCCAATTGCTTCTTGTTTACTTGTTACATTAGGCATATAAGATGCAAGAAATCTGTTGTAATGTCTTATATGTTCACATACTTGCTTGGTTTTATTTGATGATAAAATTAATTCAGATAGAATAGAATAAACACCTAATTTTTGACTTATATTTAATGAATCAGTAATTGCTGGAAGGGTTTTAGATGCATCTTTATAAATTTTAATATTACCACAGAATCTAACAGAATTACCCATTAAATATCTTTCTGCTTCACCGATCAAGAAACTTATTTGTGGGTTTCCAGATTTATACGATATGAGACCTGTTGAAACAACATTCGAAGGTTGTATCTCGACATTAATTGTTGAACCACTCATTATTTATATTATTATTAATATAAATAATTAAAATAAAAAATAATAAAAAAAACTAATTAATTGATTTAAACTTCTAAATCTACTCCACCATTTCTAATATTAAGGGTTCTAATATGATATACGAAAAGCATCCACAGGTGATTCTTTGCAGGTGCAGTTGTTTCATAATTAACCATGAGATTAAAATCTTTATTTCTCATATCTGTTACACCTCCTGCAAGAGATAATGCTCTACCTACTATAAAATTAGTATTAAATTTTCTAAATGAATGTGCAGTCATCCCTGCTTGAGATAATGCTTTTTCTAATTCTATTAAATGTTGTGCAGAAATACTTTCACCAGAAGTTGTTTTAGAAACATTTACTTTTCTTGCAGGTTGTAATCTTCCATCATAAATAAATTGATAATCAGTTAAATTATCACCTATACCTACTAATCCAGATCTATTCGATTGAGAATAATAATCAGTTGCATTTCCAACAGGTTTTTCAGTATAAGTACCAGATGCAAAGAGATTCTGTTGAGTTGAATAAAATGTTGCATCAGTAGGAACACATAATACTGATTTTGCCCTACTATTATTTGCAGGGATTCTTATATTTGCAACTCTATCACTTGCAAGTTGAGAATATTTATAATTAGTTACATCCAAGAAATCATATCTTAATACACCTCCTTCTTTCATTTTTCTCATCATTTCATTTTTATATTGTTGTCCCATGTTCACTTGTTGAACAATTAAATTTACATTTTTAAGTTGATATGTGGGAGAATATGAAGTTGTTTGTTCAACTGCCGATGAATATAAATAAATAGTACCATCAGTTCCTGCTCCTGCTCCATTTACTTCTACTGATGCTGATAAAGTATATTTTACTAATACGGATGCATTTCCAACTATATTAGATATAGTTTCTATACGAGAAATAGTTGGAACACCAGATGCAGATGTCCATGCAACAGGAGTTGCAGTAGCAGAGTTCCATAGACCGATTGTTTCTCCTACACAGAAAGGAGATGCAGTTGCATCTAATTGACTATTTGCTTGATATGTAAATAATACATTAGTTGAACCATTAGTTGCTAGAGCACCAGTTGTTTCACATCCATTAATAGAATGAAATACTG